GTACTGACGCACGATACGCAAGGAAATGCCGTTATGGACTGCGCGGGCAGCCATGTCAACACCTTGGGGCAACAGCAAGTCAGCAGTTGCAAAGGTGATGGCGTCCTTGTGATAGACCAAGTTCTGAGCGTACTGAGTAGATGCAGCGCCGACAAAGGTCACAGTCGCACCAGTCGCAGGCAACACATCCACAGTAGCCAGTGCGTTTGCAGCGGAGTACATAGGAGCCACAGTCACAGTCCAAGTGCCGGATGAAGCGGTTGCATCAGCCAAAGCAACGAACTGGAACAACGAACCAGTGGATTCACGGGTTTGTGGGTTGACAGCATTGCAAGCACTGATTGTGAACACGTCGCCAGCTTTGATGGTTGTGGACACAGAGCCTTGCTCCAACAAAATGGAAGTTGCACCTTCGGCAGTAACGCCGGGGGTCTTAACCAATGTAGAAGCCGATGCACTGCGTGAACCAGTGGTGTGTTGCTTGATTGACTGAGACATGTTGATCTCGTCAAACCCCAACACGCCAGTGCCCATCATGCCGTTCTTGAATTGCTTGCTGATAGTGTCTGTAGGATTGAACAGACCTTTCATGCCTTCAACCAAGCCAGCGTTAGCAGCAGGGTTCACGGTAGCGTAACGTGGGGACATCACGGCTGCGTTCTCGTTCAGCTTCTGCTGGGCTTGGAGCAAGACCAAAGAAGTAGAAGGAGTGGTGCCAGGTGTACCAACGGTGTTACCAATGGTTTTGTACGCATTTGCCACGTCTGCATCAATGGAAGATGCCAACTGGCTGATACGAGGCTTCAACACACGCTCTGCGAAGTCATCCAATTGCATGGTCAATTCAGCAGATGTGAAGTTAACACCGATGTGCTTTTGGCTGGCAACGGTCAAAGTGGTGAACTGCTCGTTGTCGTCCTGAACTTGCAGGGCGGCGCCGTCAGTTACCAAAGCGCGGTCAGGTAAACGGATACGCAGGGTTGAACCGATCTTAGCACCTTCAACAGCAAAGCTGTCGTCATACTGGCGGTTCACGTTACGGGTGATCACAAGGTTGTTCTCAAGAATTTCGAGAGATTTTCTTGTGATCATGTCGATCGTCAGAATACTGTTTGACATTTTAAAAGTCCTTTAAAAAAATTAGCGGTTCTGTGCTTCCCACTTTTTCACTTGTCGTTTGCGCTCGGCCTCAATCCACTCTGAAGCATTCATGGTCTTGGTAGACCTTGGATCAGTAGTGTCATAAGCCGACACTCCAGCGGAGCGTGCGGTGACAGGTGAAATCGGCGCTGGCGCAGATGTCGTTTTTCTAACTGGGGGCGCTGAAACCAATTTGGCCTCAATTTTCCCAATTTCCTTCGCCTGGCTCAATGGCGACATACGCGAGATGCGATCTGCTTCTTTAGGGTTTGAGCCAAGGTAGTACGCTAACTCAGGCCCAACGTCCGAAGACTGGATCGTTTCTGCCATCACGTTGGTGATCGGAAGTTTAGGGTTGTAGGCGACTTGTTCAAAGTCGTCGTACTTAGTCCTAGCTTCTTCTTCCAAATCGTGATAACTCTCAAGAACAGCCGATTGCTGCTTGGCCGCTTCACGTTTGGCGATCAACTCTTCTGCCTTTTGGTAAGCCAATGCTTCCGCATAATGCTCAGGGCTTTCAAATTGATCAACGGATGCGGTTGGTGCAGCTTTCACAATTTGCGTTTCCGCAGACCGATTTGCTTGCTCTCTTTCCCACTTACGTTGCTCTCTTGCGAGGCGTTTGCCAATAGCAGCGTCAAGTTCCTCTTGCGAGAATGTCTTGGCAGGCTGTGTTTCAGCTACTTCCGGCGTACTTTCAACAACTTTAGGTGTGGCCGTCACATCCGTGGTTGGCGCGGAGTCTACTTCCGCTAGGGCTTGGACTTCTTCAGTCATGTTTTCTGAATCCTAAGATTCCTCGGTCTACTGGGCCGATACAGTTGTTTTAATCTTACACCAGATTACTCTGGCTGTGCAATAGATGCTTGATAAGCAGCAATAACTTCAGATGTATGGATAGATGCGGCAATAGCTTGCACCTTGGCATCTTCAGCACTGTAGTCAGCACCAGGCACAACAACGTGGCGGTGAAACTTGCTACTTATTTCAACGCCATCTTCTTTGATAGCGGTTTTTGTACGAACTTGAATTGAGCCATTTTCAATAACTTCAATTAGATCGACAACTTCAATTTTTTCGAGAGCCATGATATTTCCTTGTTTCCAGCCTGACCATACAGTCAGACATTAAGATTTCCAGTTGTCCGAACTGGTACGGGTTAAGTCACTGCGAAATAAAAACCACTAATCCTTACAGCAGCTGCTGTGTCCAACGCAACTGGGTCATAAACGCCATTCTCAATAGTACCAAGAGGCCCAGATGTTGTGTTTGCAATTAGTCCAAAAGTTCCTTGCCCTACGATGGTTAACCCATTAGTCCAAACCCATCCAACAGGTTGTGGTTCTCCATTTTGAGCCGCAATCGGGAAACCCGAAATTAAAATATTTCCAGTTCCTGTATGAGCTGACCAAGCACATTCCATCTGAAAGTAAACAATATTATTGGTTATCGTATATGTGCCATTTTGTGATAAGTATGTTCCAGTGCCAGCGCTTGTTGTTCCACTGATAACTGGTGTGAATGATCTTTCAACGCCCTCGGCAAAGTCAACAAATGGTGATGCGTTAATTTGAACAGTTCCATTTCCAGTGACTTGATTTCCGGAAATAATAACATTACTAATAATATTAGGAGATGTGTTTGTGCAGTTTAATTCAATCCCACCATAAGTGTTATTTGAGCAAGAATTTCCTGTGATGGTGATTTGATCTAATTTTCCAACCGTATCAACATTAAATATAATGCCACTGCGTGTATTGCCCCAACTTACATTTCCAGTGACAGCAATTTTTGAAATCCCTACATTATTTATAGAGCCAAAATTTACTTCTTCCAAGTAAGCAATGCCACTTGCACCATTTTGATAAATATTGTTTCCAGAAATAACATGACTATTAGAAGCTACACCAGCGGAAGATATAAAAATTCCGTTATATTTGCAATTTTTAATTGTGTTGTTGGAAATGTTTAAATCAGACCCCGAAATTGCTGAGACAATTCCTGCGCCAACAGACTCAGCTTGCGCTGTAATTCCAATATCTTGAATGGTGCAGTTAGTAATCTTAATGCCATTGGCTTGATTGCCATATATGCTCACGCCATATTGTGCGTAATTTTTGATCGTTAGATTATCAACAGTTGCATCAATGTTGGTTGTATTATTTGGGGTGTACCCAATGAACATGATTCCAGAACCAAAGGTATCGGCATTTGTTGCAGTAACCAATGATTTACCACCATCCATTGTCAAGTCACGAATCAGGAATTTTGTAAAGCCTGGCATAACTGTGGCTGTATTTGCGTATGTGCCAAGCACATTTTGAAGCAAACTTGATGGGCCGCTACCAATGATTGCACAGTTGTTTGCCGAAATAAGCAGTTGTGCGCCAAAAGGTGATTGCAAAGCGTCCACACCTGAAACATTTAAAGTGACATTAGCCGCCAAAAACAATGTAGTGCCATCAACTGAGAATGTGACTTTGCCATCTAACTTATATGTGCCAGTTGGAACGTAAACAGTACCACCATTAGCAACAGCCAAGTTAAATGCAGCAAGAGAAGATGCAACACCAGTAGAGTCAGCACCAAAGTCCAAGACGTTGTAGGCTGCGCCTTGAATCATTGAATACGAAACTTTAGTGAGGGACATGATTCTTCCTTAAACGTAGTAGAAGCCACCGCAGAATAAAAATGCTGTTCCAGGTGAACCTGTCAATGTAGTTACAGCGGCATTTGTATTGTCAGTGTTGTTTGTGTAATTCAGTAAGGTAGAACCTTGAGTGGCTTGCTGTTTTGGCGCTGTTGCAGTTGAAGCAAAGTTAAAAACAAATGTTGGGTAAATTGTGCCGATTCGGGTAGCACTAAAAGGCAGTCCAGTTATAACTAAATTTCCGCTACCGCCTGTTGCCGCTGTTGTAACTAATGATAAGTTGAAATACACCACATTGCCAATTTTTGTGTATTGACCTGTTTGGGTTGAATATGTCACGGTTGGGTTGGTGGTTGAACCCGTCCAAACTGGTGTAAACGTGCCTTCTTCATAGTCAGCAAACAATTCACTTGTACCTGTTCCTGCTGTGGCAGAAAAGTCAATGCCTTTGCCAGAGGTGGCAATAACTAGGTTGTCGGATACTTTAATCTTGCCTACAACATCTAATTTTTCTGCTGGACTAACTGTGCCAACACCAACACGACTGTTTGTTGCATCGGTGTAGAACAGATTGGCATCTGTATCGCCTTCAATTCGCACATTAAAAATACCACCGATTTCGTTAATCACGAGATTGCTTGTGCCAATAATCATCTTTTCCGTCAATGCACCAGCAGTGGCAGTTTCAAAATGAAGTTGGCCTTGTTCAGCCGTTGACGTTGGGCTGAGAATAGAAGCATGAATTAAACCATAGGCTTGCTTGTTTCCTGCTGAGTCTTCACCATTGAATTCAATTTCGCCTAATGTGTCAGAGGCCGCTGGTGTTGCTGAATTTCTGTAAAGATCAAGTAATGGGGCGGCTGTTGCACCAGCATCAGTTGACGTTAGGGTCATACCTAAAGCATCAAAAGTACGGCCCGCAGTTAAATTAGCAACTGAAACTTGTTTAGTGGTGCTAGATTGAACAATAGGCAGA